ATGTAAATATTTTTAGTATTAGCATCGAACAAGCTTTTAATTATTTTAATTTAGTGTAAATAATTAACCGGAACCGTCACCGTCACCGTAACCGTCACCGTAACCGGAACCGTAACCGGAACCGGAACCGTAACCGTCACCGGAACCGGAACCGGAACCGGAACCGTCACCGTAACCGGAACCGTAACCGTCACCGGAACCGGAACCGGAACCGTCACCGTCACCGGAACCGTCACCGTAACCGGAACCGTCACCGTCACCGGAACCGTCACCGTCACCGTAACCGTCACCGTAACCTAAGTTTATTGTTGCCATATTGGAACACTCTTTATTATGGTTTCAGCTTTTTTTGTTACATCTAAAATTTCTATAGCTTGTAATAATTCTATTTTTTCTACTTCGCATGGGAATTTACATAATTCAGGTTTTGAAGTCCCTTCCTGTGCGAGCTGGCTTAATGAAGCCGCCCCTTGCCATTGCCAAATACGTCGAGCATTAAGTAATACTACTTCTTGCCCATTTCTAGATTTAATATTACCTGCAAAAACACCTGCGCTATAAGTGCGAACTATAACATAAGGATAAATATCCTTATTCTGTTTCTTAATATAAGTTTCACCATTAATAGTTATTTCATCCACGTTCGTTTCTCCTTATTGTTTTAATTCGGTGTCAATAATTAAATGTCTGCAAAGCTTTTCCCTTCGTAAACATCTTGAGTTATTATAGCAGTTTTCTTTTTTCTAGTTCTAGTCTTCTTAACTTCAATTTTGTCTTGCGAGAAGCTTGCGATAACTTCGTTTTCACTTACTGCATACCCACAAACAATATAAATAATGCCTAGACCATTAAATCGTATTTCTGTTATCTCTCCAATCGTAGGCTCTTCTTTTATTTCTTTTCTTGCATACTTTATTAACTGATTTAAATTATACTTACTCTTAAGTTCCATTTTAATTCTCCTTATTATTTTACATCGTTTAGTTTGGATTCTTGATATACCATTACATTTTTACCGAAATCATCTCTATTCCCAGAATGTGTCAGAATTTCTATAATTACCTCGGCTTGCCAAATTTTCATAAGCTTATGGTCTTGTAATCCCCATAATTGCTCAACTGTCGATTTAATATCAGATGTTTTAATTTGTTTAACTTCAATTAATTCGTTAATCCGCTTTCCTTCAGCTATAGAAATTGGAGCTTCGTTTTTAAATTTGGATTTTTCTTCTTTTTGTTCTGTAGCTTTTGTATTAATAACATTTTCAGCTATTTTATCTTTATCATCAAAATCTACAGATACAGGTATTGCATTTTCTACGCCTTCCCATTCTGCTTCATCTGTCATCCCAAGACCACAAATTGATAAGGTAACTCTTCGTTTAGCCTTTGTTTCAGTTTTCATCAGAGCATTAGCTAAATTATTACCAGTAAGTCCGGCTAAATCCAAGTATGCACTAGCTTCGTCTTCTCGACCTGTCTTTAAGTTTTTGGCTGAAACAGTAACGCAAAAAATGTTTTCTATTTTTTCTTTTGATATAATTTTAATAGTCACATTATCTCTAGCTCTTAATTGCTCCGCACAATTTTTGTTAGGGTATAAAATAACTTTTCCTTGGAAACAAATATAATCAAAAGGCTTCGTAACAGGATTAAGCTTTAAGCTTTCACAAACTTGCTTATAATAAGAAAGCCGTTGCTCAACGCGAAGGTCTTTTAAGTCACCTGAAATTAAAGCCGACTCAATTTTTAATAAATCATTATTATTAGTTGTTGTAATATTACTCATTTTACAATCCTTTCTTAATTAAATAAGATCTTAAACTATAACTAGTCTCAAGCGATGCGCCTTTAATTTTAAGACCTTCATCTAAAGCTTTCTTAATACTATCCCGATCAACTTCAATTGTAATTTTCTCACGAGTATATTCTAGTGGAAGTTCTTCTATATTATTAATAACAATTTTAGGCTTCAATTTGCTAATTTTAAAACGATATTCATTACCCTTAAGCTCATCTAAGCCCATGGCAAACATCGTATCTTTAACATAGTTTTTCATTCGTAAAATTTGATTTTCATATACTTTTCTAGCTGCATAATATTCAGCTTCTTTTTCTTTAAAAAACTCTGAACCCTTCTCTAGCCTAGCAATTAGAAAATTATAACTGTCAACTTTAGTAGCGACATTAGTTTCATTTATTTCCATCCAAGCTTCTAATGTTTCACAAATTTGCCCATCGTTTTCGATGACTAAACTTTCTAACGCATTTAAATCGCGTACTAATTCTTTTAATGTCTCGCTCATAGAATTACCAGACTATTAAATAAGATGTGATTAATTTGATTATTTGTGACTGTGATATTACTCAAGTGACCTCCTATATTTTAAACTTCTTTTTCAAAAACATCTAATATCATAGTTTTATCTATTACTTTATAGTTTTTTGTTTTTAATGGTTCAAATTTAACTTTATTTAATATCGCATATAATATTATATAACCGTGTTCAGTTTTTCTAAATGCTTTTCTTTTGTCTCCGTTCTCATTATCGACAATAAGAATATCACCTTTTAGTAATTCGGCACCTAGATCTTTTGCAAGATTTTCTAAGGTATGAAAAGAATAATTGATATTTATATTTTCAATATAATAAACTTTTGGAGGCTGTTCGTTAACAATTGATTTAGCTGAAAATAATTTCATATTAGAAACCTAAATCAGATAGCAAAGTTTTAAGCATAACTATGTCTTTAGAAATAATTAAAACATATGATGATTCATTTTTAGGAAGACTAGTTTTTATTTCTGTAAGAATTGGCTTTGATTTTTGTTTGATTTCTACAGGCAAAGAGTTTTTATCTTGGTCCCTAAAAGCTCTTGCTTCTTCTAAAGTATCGAAAGTCTTAGTTTTGGTCCTTCGTTTACCATTAACATTTATATATGTAGTAGATTGAAACCTACCTGAAAGTGCTTTATTAATGTTTGTTTCTATTTTGCCGTTATGACTTGGCATGATACCTCCTATATGATTTGTTTCTATGGGTTTGTTTTACTATGTTTTTTTAGAAAGTAAACAAGTTATTTCGCTTATCAACAAGTTTTATTCTTAGCTTGCACAAATCTGAATACACGCGAAACAATTCATCGTTTTCACACTTTAGTAAAAGCACTGTTAGCGCATCAATACATTTAGTAAGTAGCTCTATATTCTCATCCACAAAAACCCCTCTTTGTGATTAGATTGTTTTTACTATACCGTTTCCACCTCGAATTAATACAGTCTTATCAGCAATATTAAATTCACATGATGATTCTTTCCCACAATATATTTGTAAAGTGTTTAGTATTATATCTTGTTGATCAAGTACAAATTTTGACGGTGCATTCATTTCTAAATACATTCGCCATATATCAACGGACTCTATTACATATGTTAAATATGAAGAATTCTCATCATCAGCTAATTCTAATTCAGAATAAAAATCTTTAACAATATTCAACTAATACCTAAAAGTATCTTGCTCATTAATAAAATCTTTTTCAAATGCTTTTGAAATTGCGTGGTTCATCCCTATCCCTAAGCAAAAAGCTTTGTTTTTTCTGTTCTTAATAGACTTTATATAATAATTATTATTCTCATTTTTAGTTAAATTCAAAACTGATGTAGCAGGCTGTTTTGCTCGCTTTGAGCTTTTTATATCACCGTCATCATTCCCTTGAGTTAATAAAATTATATGACAATTAGCTTTCTTTGCGACTTCTTCTAGATCGCTAACTACTTTTAACATTTCTTGCCACTCTTCTTTTCTACCAGAAGTTAAAATCTTTTGATCATAGTCAATATAGCAAATTGAAAACTCATATTTTGAACATTCCATAAAAATTGTTGAAATTAAGTCTTCAATAGATATTGCCGAGCCGCCTGTAAACTTAAAATTATCATTATTAGAATTTATTAAATTTAGAATTTTTAGTTTATTTGATTCTGTTAAATAATCGCCTGTTCTAAATGCCTTGTTTGATATCTCGCATGCTCTTTGCAATTCTTGGGCAATAAAATCATTGGCATTCATTTCCATATTAAAAAACAAAGAAGGCCATTTTTTTGATGATGATGAACATAAATTAAGCGCAAACTTTGTTTTCCCAAAGCCTGACAAGGCACTAATTAAAGTTAACTGTCCCTTATTAAAGCCGCCAATGGCATCTGACAGCTTTTCAAAGTTAGGTATGGTAATCATAGCCTCACCTTTTTCTAAAGCTGTTAAATGGTCAATATTGAGCGTTTTAAGTGATTCATTGTAGTTAAGTAACTCCACATTTGATTTTAATGATGATGAGAGAAATGATTTGATTAATAAATCAGCTTTATCAGGGTTTGAGATAAGTTGAGATCCTAATTCTAAAGCGGCAAACTTTTTAATATTAAAATCTAGTATTGTTTTAATATCCTCAATTTCAGGCAGTTCACATATCTCTAGATTTTTAAATTCTTGAGCTAACATCATTTTAGCAAAGCTATGGTTTTTTGTTTCACATGATGCTAAAAAATTAATCATTATTCGTTTACATGTTAATTCTGGCCAATATCTAGGATCTATTTTTAAAAACAAATATGATGAATGTTTCTTTTCGCTCAAACACCAAGATTTAGTTAATGAGTTTAAAAATACCTCAAAATCTTTAATATTCATGCTAATCATTTTTAATTACTCCAATTTCTTTTCTGACAATAAAAACTAAATGTCTTTGTTTTAATGGTTCTTCTTTGATGTTTTTATAAGCAGTGCTACTTGTTACTCCATTTAAAAACTTCCTAAAGTCTTCTTTATTTTTAAATGACTCTAATATTTTTGGAACATCCTTCTTCAATAATCTTAATCCTTTCTCATCTAGGTATTCGGTTAACTCTATTGAATTAGTATTAAATCTACTTTCATATTCTTTTAAACTATTATTTGATGTTTTTTTAAGCTCATCATCAGAAGATAACTTAGAGGATAATTTAGGTATAGGTTCGCCCGTTTGGGCAAAAGCCTTTGCCCGTTTGGGCAAATGGATTGGACCGTTTTGGTTAATGTGCGCGTCATCTTTAACGCTTAAATAAGCATCATCGTTTATAGAATACCATGTAGTTTTATCATATTTATGTTTATTAAAATTATCAGTGAGTAAAATACCTTCATCTTTTAAATTATCTAAAGCTCGTCTAATTTGCTTTTCAGTACAAAAATTAAGCTGCTTTTGCCAAGCTTTCACAGAGTTATAAGTCCAATGCCTACCATTAAATATATTTTTATTATTGGTTACTGCCCAAGTTAAGAAACCTCTTATATGCCACAAGATTACAGCTTCGAGTAAACCATACTTTTTTGCATCATCATTACGAAATGTACTTATTTCAAACATAGAAATACCCCTTCTGATTTTCATCAGTTTTTTGTTGATAAATTTTGTGGAAAGAGTAATTAATGAATTACTGCGTATCCACGGTTAAAACGCGGTCAGGACTGGGAGTTTGAGAGACTCGCCATTCTCATTCAGAATCGCACCTTAAGCTAGAGACTTAAGATGACGAAACATCACGATTAGAGACAAGGATCGTCTCAATTACAACAAAATTCAGGTAAATTCCAATATTTGGACGTAGTGCCAATTTAGGTCTAGTCACAGTATAATCATTTTTAAATGCCATAAAACTTAGCTGAGATATTTAATCTTTTTAAAAGAATTGTCTTGCTTTGTATGACAAGATGCATTATATTATGTATATAGAAACAAAACACACTAGGAAGGATTATCAAATGAATAACATGAAAACTATAGATCAAGATGAAACATTTACTTGTGCTTGTTGTGATTCAAGAAATGTAACAAAAGGCGTGTTTGTAAAATTTGATGATTCTAATGATTATAAATGTAAAGTATGTATGCATTGCTCTAAATTTTTTTCTATGTATAAGAAACTAACAATTAAATCTATACACGAGATATTTGCTCAATGTGATTGTTTAATTGATGTAATCAACAATGCTAGAAAGGAAAATAGCAATGAAAACAAAAGAAGCACGTCTAAACCTAAGATTACTAGAGTCAGACAAAATAAAACTGCAAAAGTTGGCAAAAAAACAAAAAAGAACGGTTAGTCAACTTCTGCAAATATGCATTTCTGATTTAATTAAGAAGGATTAGATACAATTCTATTTCTTAAATTAGATGAGCTTAATCTATGCAATCTTTCACAGTAATGAATTTCAATACCATAAATACCTTTTCCAGTAAACTTTTCGCCTACATAATCAGAGCCTAAGAATCTAACATTAGGCTTAAGCAATAATAAAAGCTCAAAAAGCTCGTTTTCGGTTTCATATGGGATGATCTCATCAACGTAAGTTAAAGCTCTAAGTCTTAAATACCGTTCGGAGCTTGTCTCGATTGGCTTATTTTTTTCAGGTCTCTCGCTTTGTGGATTAACGTGCAAAGCACAGATCAAATAATCACAATTCTCTTTTGCCTCTTTTAGCATCATTAAATGTCCTGGATGGCATAAATCAAAACTTGATGCGGTAAACCCTATTTTCATGTCGTAACTTCTTTCTCAATTTCAATTACCCATTTTCTAAGCATATCTCTTATCGACTCAGCAACGTCAATTTCATGAAATATTCTAAGCTCAGCAAGCTTCATCTTAAGCTCAGGTTCTAATAAAAAAGCATAATATGCTGTATAATTGCGATTGTGTTTTCTCTTGATTGCCATAAATTTAAACTCTTTTCAAAAAGATAAAGTTTTATCTATATTTTATGTTTTAGTATTTTGTATGCTGTTCATTATGGCAAGAAAAAAAGCAGTCGCAAGAGCAGGACATAATTACACCCCAGAAAAAGGGCAAGAAATATTAGAGCTAGCAAAAACTGGAAAAACTAATAAGCAAATTGCTGAATGCATGGGTTTAACTACAAGAACTATTGAAAACTGGACTACTCAAAAAGATGACTTAATAAAAGAAATAAAACTCGCAAAAGAGCCTACTGACAACACAGTCGAAGCTACACTTTTGCAAAAAGCTCTTGGTTATAAATATGAGACAATCAAGCTTTTCTTTGATGCAAAAACAGGCACAGTAATAGAACATAAATATACTGAGTTTGTACAACCTGACACCACAAGCGCAATATTTTGGTTAAAAAATAGACAACCTGAAAAGTGGCGTGATGTGAAACGAATTGACGTTGATAGCACAAAAGACAATCAAACAGCTCAAGTCGTATCTGAGCTTGGTTCAAAGATTGTTGATGCTTTAAGCAAGTGGACAAATGAGTAGTTTAGCTTTGCAAGGTGATATTGAGGCAATGAAAAAAGCGGCAAAACAAAGTTTGTTTATTTTTGCATCATGCTTTCTTGGATATAAAGATGTAAGCCCATTTACTCATAAGTCTATAATTAAAGCACTTGAAAGCTCAGTAACAAGAAAGCTTATCTGTGTCCCAAGAGGTAGTCTTAAGTCTAGTCTTGGATGCGTTGCCTTTCCTATTTGGCTTTTAATAAATAATCCTAATTTAAGAATTCTAATAGATTCAGAGCTTTTTACAAACTCAACAACTTTTCTTAGAGAAATAAGAGCTCATTTAGAATCACCATTGCTTAATCCAATTTTTGGGGAATTTAAAACTAAAACTTGGAATGAAACTGAAATAATCATTAGGCAAAGAACTAAAGCTTACAAAGAAGCAAGCATAACAGTTGGCGGAGTAGGGACAACTAAGGTAGGCCAGCATTTCGACTATATAATTGGTGATGATTACAATTCGCCTTCAAATTCAAACACACCTGAGAAGTCTCAAAAAGTGATCAATCATTATAAATACAATCTTTCCATACTAGAACCCGAGGGCACATACGTAATCATAGGCACTCGGTATTCTGAAAACGATCTCATTGGTTACATATTAAGAGAACAATTAAAAGTGTCTGGCTTCCCAGAAACAAAACTTTACACAATAGAGGAGACCTAAATGTCTTTAACACAAAATCAAACTCACGTTATTGGGGCAACACAATTTACTATAAATGCTTTGGGAGCATCTGTATTCCCTACTCGTTTTAATTCAGGATCAAATTGTATGGGTGGTATAATTCAAGCTATATCAGGAGCAACAACTTTTATTCTACCTAATCAAGTAAGTGGAGCAAATATATCAGGTGCTACCGCTGTATTATCAGGATGGCCGATCCCTACTTCTGCGCCTTGGGCTTGGGAAGGACCTGCTAATTTTTATATAGCTACTGCAAGCGCGACTGCCGTAATTGCTGCGCAATTGTTTTATGGGACAGGTGCTACATTAGCATAATGAATGATTCAATAATTGGTAAGCCTAAATACTTTGACTTAGATACTTATCTAAATGCTGTAGAAAGCATGATCTGTGCTGATGAGATAAAGTTTGCACTCATCATGCTTGATAACTTACCAGGATATTATCGAGATAATTATCCCAAGCGGGCTGATACTATTCGCGGACTTATTTATGAACAATGCATGACTGTTCAAGATTATGTAAACGATAAATCTGAATCTATAGAACAATCAGAAATTCATCATAAACAAATTGTCTCTAAGCAGTGGAAAGAGTCACACTTTTATCCTAGAGGCCAAGTCACAATTGATTTAGTCCGTGATCTTAACAATCAAGGCTTTACCGCAAACATAATAGAGCTTGGGCCTTATAACTATTGGCTCCCCTTAGGTTTACAAGATGAAGGTCTAGATTTTATCTACACTCCAATTTCAGTAAACACACATATCAAGTGTCCTGTTAAAACCAAAACAGAGTCAGATAAACCAACTAAAGACATATTTATATGTTTTGAAGTAATAGAACATCTTTGGAACGAGGATGAAATAGTTCATTACTTCTATAAAACTCAAATTGATCCTGACTTTGTTCTGATAAGCACACCAAAGTATACTTGTGGCGGTGGCCTTCCTAACTGGGACAAAAGAACACTAGGCCATATAAGAACTTGGACACCAACTGAGCTTACAAATTACTGTCGTAAACATTGGCCAAAACTAAATTGGTATTTTGTTGATTCATCAATGATGGTTTCTATTGGATCAAAAGAAAAAGTGACAACCTAATGCAATGGCAAGTCGTTTATAAAAAAGCATATAACGAGGACGGTTCCCTTTTCTTCCCTGAGAAGCTTACTCATGCTTTTTTAGAACGACAAAAACGTGAACAAGGTTCTTACATATTTTCTAATCAGTATTTAAATGAAATCATCCCTCTTGATATGCAATCATTTAAGAAAGAATGGTTTCACTACTATGAAACAATACCAAAGATTCATCATAACTTTTGCTATATAGATCCTGCAATTTCACAAGCTGATAGCGCTGATTTTACAGGTGTCACAGTCATTGCTGTAGATAGCGAAAATAGGTGGTTTGTAAGATTCGCTAAAAGATACAAGATCACTCCAACGCAATTAATTAGTCTAATATTTGAATTACAAAAGAATTTTAATTGCATGGCAATTGGTATTGAAGAAGTGGCATTTCAAAAAGCTATTAGTTATTTTCTAGCTGATGAAATGAAACGAAGAAATATTTTCTTACCTATCAAAGGAATTAAACCACCTACAGATAAAACAAAAGAGATGAGAATTCTCTCAATGGTGCCTCGTTTTGAATGGAATAGAGTTTTTCTAAATAAAGGTCTTAGTGATCTAGAGCTTGAGCTTATGATGTTTCCTCGTGGTGCTCACGATGATTTAATAGATTCACTTGCTAGCTGTGATTTTATCGCTTTCCCACCTAGTCCAGAAAAACAATGGGATAAACCAGTAGCACCAAACCACCCAGACTATGAATCTTATTATTTACATAAATTAAGAAACAAAAACCAAAATGATAATTAAAAGGAGTTAATATTATGGCAAAACAAAGAATAACACCAATGGACAAATTCGGGATCGCTGAGTCAATTGGCGAAATTTACACAATGCCTGAGCTAGATGAAAGTCTAGTTAAAGAAGAAAAAGAAATAACCTACGTTGATGATCCAGAATCTTTTCGTATGGCAATAGGGGCCGCTCAAATGAATGATGAAGAGTATATCGAAGTAGGTGAGAAGCTTTTTAAATACTTACTTAAAAATTCAAAGTCTCGTTATCTTACCTATGGCTCGCCTGGAATAAAGATTTATTTAAAAGGCACTCGTGATGCTTTAGAAAAAGAAGACAAAATGAGCGGTGAGCAATATCTAGAACACGTTTCAAAGCAAAAACACGAAGGTTTATAATGACAGAGCTTATTTTCTTTGGAGTAATCGTATTACTTATAATGCTCAATGTAATAACAGTATTGTTTTATCAAAAACAAGTTAATGCATTAGTTGACAAAGTTATGTGCAAAAACTACCCTGAATTTGTTCAGTCAAAAAATCTTGAACAAGGTGCTCACTTCCCAAATGAAGCCACTCAAGAAAATGAACAAGTCAAAGAAGACGAGCTTTTAAGAGAGTTAAATTCAATCATCATGTAATCAGTTTTAGCTAGGGAAGTGGCACTAATGCAGTTATCTGATATTACTAAGAAGCTTTTCGGTTCTAAAAAAGATGCTCAAGAATTAGAGCCTATTAAAGAGATATCAGATCAATCACCTGATGAGATAAAGCTTGTTGAGTATATCAAAGAAAAGATAGATTCGACAAGACAAACTAATTCACGCATTGCAATTGAAGGCGTGTATATGTGTAACGTAGCCTATTTACTTGGGTTTGACGGAGTATACTATGACACTGCTTATCGTCAATTTAGAAATATCGATCCAAAAAGAAAGCTAAGTCGCAATAGATATAAAGTTAATAAGATCTTGCCAACTATTCAAAATAGGCTAGCAAGACTTACACAAAACCCGCCAAGGTATGAAGTAAGACCTAACTCTAATTCTACCGAAGACAAAGATGCATGTCGTTTGGGTTTAGAAGTAATTACAGATATTTTTGAAAAACAAAGATTTAATCAAAAACGTCAAGATGCTCTTATGATGGCAATGCAAGGTGGTCATGCTTATATTCAAACAGTTTGGGATCCAAATTTAGGTAAACCAATGATCGATCCTGATACAGGTGAGTTTAATGGTTATGAAGGTGACGTTAAGCTTGAGGTTTTAAATTGTTTAGAAGTGTTTCCCGATCCTGCAGCAAAGAATATAGACGATGCTCAATATCTGATTAAAGCAAAAACAAGAAAGCTTGAATATTTCAGATCTAGATATCCAGACCGAGGTCATCTAGTGAAAGAAGAGTCAACTTGGCTTTTGTCTGCGACTTATGACATGAAAACTAACTCACTAACAAGTGTTGGTATAGTTGGTGCTCAAACTCATGATCAAATGAAGAATAGTGCTATTGAAATTGTCTATTATGAAAAGCGAAGTAAAGATCATCCTAATGGCCGTATGGTAGTTTGCGCTAATGGAGTTTTGCTAGAAGACAAAGAGTTACCAGTTGGTGAGTTTGATATAGTAAAGATTGACGATATGATTATCGGTGGTCGTTATAATAGTGAAGCAATCATCACTCATTTAAGACCTATCCAAGATCAATATAATGTCAGTCGTACCAAAATGGCAGACTGGGTAAGAAAGATGCTTGCAGGCAAGTATCTAGTCGCAAAAGGTGCAGGTCTTGGACAAGAGTCACTTAATAATGATAGTGGCGAGGTAGTTGAGTACAATGTAGTTCCAAATGCGCCACCACCAACTGCTATGACTATTCCACAAATTCCACCTTACATGTTTAAAGAAGTTGAAAACTTAAACAGTGAGTTTGATTTTGTTTCTGGTATTAATGAAGTCAGTCGAGGTGAATTACCAAGTGCTTCCATACCTGCTAGTGGTATGGCTTTCTTACAAGAACAAGATCAAACTAGAATAGGTGTTCAAACCTCACGTAATGAAACGGCTTACGCTAGAATTGGCACTCTCATCTTAAAGTATGTAGGTAAGAACTATAAATTACCTCGTATGATTAAGACTGCAGGTGATGGCTTAGGATATTGTGTTAAAGACTTTATGGGTGATCAATTACTTGATAACCATGATGTTATTGTGATTGAAGGCTCTACCGTTCCACAATCTAAAGTTTTACGTAATCAAGAAATACTTTCTCGTTATCAAATGGGATTAATGGGCAATCCTCAAGATCCTAAAGTTATCTCTCATGTATTAAAAATGACAGAGTTTGGTGACGCTAATGAGATATGGAAGAAACAAGCTTTAGATGAAGCACAAGTTAAGCGAGTGCTTAAAGCTATTGAAACAAGTGACCAGATCTTATTAAGACAAAACATGAATGAGTTTGATAATCATGCAGTTCATTTAGAAATAATGAACGAGTATAGATTAGAAGACAAATTTAATGGTTTATCTGATCAGCAAAAATCTTTGTTCTTCTGGGTAATGGAGTGGCGCATAAATGCAGCAACAAACATACTAAACCCAGGATTGCAACAAACTCAAAACATGGCAGAGCATGGTGTAAATCAAATGCAACAAGGTCAAGTCCCTATGAATGATAATCAAGGTGACATGCCTTTACCTCAAAGTGAAATGCAAACACCACCAAGCCAATTACCTAATGTGAATCAAATGACTCAATCAATTCATCAACAAAATTCAGGTCAAGGAGTTTAGACTATGGACGCAATGAAGGAAGCTTTAAAAAGAAAAATGCAAGAGCACCAATCAGGTAAAAAGCCTGATTTAGAAGTTCCTATCGGTGTCGGAAAACCACAAATTGGTGCAGAATATTCAGAAGGTGAGGGTGATTCACTTATGGATGAAAAAAGATTGCGAGAAGAAAACGATCTTGCACCTGAAAGTGATGAATACGAAATGGGCGAGGCTTCACAAATAGGTGAGTTAGTTAATCAAGAAAAAGGTGAGTCAGATATTCTGAGACAGATACTTGCCGCATTATCTGACAGATCTATGCCAGGACGTGAATCAAACGGCTTAGCAGAGCGCGCAGCAATGGGTGCAAAAGCAAAATTACAAGGAATGAAAAGAGCTTAGTTCTTACTGATAAGGACTAATTAAATTTAAAAGGAAGTTTCATGCAAGACAATCAAGAACAAGGTAGCAATACCACTCTAAACTCCCCTGAAAGTACTAGCAGTAAAGATGTATTTAGTAATACCGATTGGACAAAGGATCTTGATAAGGGTTCTATTGAGCCAACGGTTTACGAATTAGAAAAGTTAAGTAAATTTAAATATCAAGGTCAAGAGATGACTCCAAAAGACCTTGAGGCAGCGATGTTAAGGCAAAGGGATTACACTCAAAAAACACAATCTTTAAGTCAAGAGAGAGAATCTTTTAAAAGTGAACAGAAGTTTTATGAGAATCTTTATTATGATTTAAACAATGTTAAGAATAATCCTTCATTAGCAAATGAGTTTATCAAATTATACCCTGAGAAATTTCATTCATATTTGAAACAAGTTTTAGGTCAAGATTCGACTAATACTCAAAGTGCTAATCAGTCTCAACAACAAGCTAAGCCACAATACGATGTTGAAATGATGTCTCGTATGCAAAAACTTGAAACATTTTACCATGAGCAAGAGGTCGCAAAAAACACTCAAGAAATAAATTCCACTATTGATAAGCTTTCAAAGAAATACGGTGACGCTATTCCAGAAATGGCAATTGGCCGAGTATATGAAGCTCTTAATCGAGGTGAGAAAGTGACTAGTGACACATGGGAAACTGCTTTTAAGACTGTAGATGAGCAAATGAAAGGCTTCGTTAAAGCTAAATATGGAGATTTGGTAAAAAAACAAACAGAAGCAAACAATAAATCTCGTGATGTAGATTCAGGTGGTGGCACTTTAGGAAGAGCTCCGCAGAAGTTTAAAAACTTAGGCGAAGTTACTAAAAACGCTATTAGGGATCTCTCAGGCAGAGAGTAAAGTTATTAGTTTGCATAATTGAAAGGATATAATTATGGCTAATGCATTCCAAGGGGTGAGCTCGGGGCTCGCTGAATTAAAAAATTACTATCAAGGTCCTATCATCGATCTTATAAATGAAGAGATACCCATATATAGAGCTTGCGAAAAAGTGAAACAAGGCTGGTCAGGTTATCAAGTAATCAGACCACTTCGCACATCTAGAAACCAAGGTGTTGGAGCTACTAGCGATGGCGGTAACTTACCAAAGATCGGTCGCCAAACTACTGTGCAAGCAATTATTGCGGCAAAGTATAACTATCTTAGATTCGGAGTAACAGGCCCGATGATCAAAGCATCTCAAAGTGATGTAGGATCATTTGTGAGATCAGCGGCTTATGAATTAGAGATGGGCTATAAAGATTTAAAAACTGAGCTGTCACGACAATTGTCATGGGACGGAACTGGCGATCTAGCTTTGGTATCTACGGCAGCGGTAGCATCAACTTCTCTTGTCATTGGTGGCAGAACAACTGGCGAAACTGCGCTTAAGTATATTGATGTGAATACTACTTTTGATATCGTAACAACTGCGGGTGTTATGGTAGCTAGTGGTATTACAGTAAATTCAATTTCTAGTGGAACGGCAATTTCTGCGACTGCTACATTAGTTCTTGATCAACCTGTTACTGCAAGTGTTGGCCATGTATTGATTCGAACTGGTTCATTAAACAATGAAGTACAAGGTTTATTGTATGCTCTTGATGGTGCGACTTCTACAGTTTATTCAGTAGATCGATCAACTAACTTAGCATATCAAGGTAACGTAACTGATCTTTCAACAACTGGGAATACAGTACTTTCAATAGATGCTATGCAAACTCCATTTAACGAAGGTTTAAGACGTGGTAACGTAAACGGTTACAATGCGGTATGGACTGATTTTACATCAATTCGTTATTATCAAAAATTATTAACGCCTGATAAGCGTTATGCAAACACTAGTGAAGGTGACGGAACTTTCGGTTCTAAAGGTAAATTTTATCTCGACTTTAATGGATGCCCGGTGGTCCCAGACAAAGATATGAGCCTTAAGTTTATGTTTTTACCTGCAGAAGTGCTTAAAATGTATGAGCTTGCAGCAATGGAATTTGCTGATGAAACTGGTTCTATGTATATCGCACAAACCGACGTAGATGCATTAGAAGTCAGAATTCGACATTTCACCAACATGTTTAACGAACAACCTGCAGCGTGCGGTGTTCTACAAGGTTACACAACCCCATAATTTTAATTAAGGAGTTTTTAAAAGTGAGTCGTGCGAAAGTATTATCTGATTTTGTGAAAAAGTATGATGAGAAGCTCTTCTGTAGTAAAAATGCAGAAGGGAAGCTGTGTATTTATAGGGAGGGGTATTATTATGATACTTTCAACTTAAACGATCAGGATATAATTCGAGTACTGCGACTTACTCCTCATTTTGTCTTTGCTTTAACTGACAACAATAAAAAAACAGGTCGTTCAGTTGAGTGGGGTAAAGAGAGAATTTGGGAAAGGCTCTGTCAATTAGATTTATGGCAAAGGGATATAGTTAAAGAGCTTGAGGTTCAAGAAGAAAAGCACATTGAAAGTATAGATAAGGATCGAAGAAACCAGACTGAGAATTTTCTCTATGAGTTTCGAGATCAGTTTAAGAATACTTTTAAGGATGTGAACACTTCAAATTTCGATATGAGTAAAGATCGAAGACGCATACAAGATAAATCAATAAAAATATAAATTAAGGAGTTTAAAATGGGAGTTATTAATAGAACAAAAGATACTACTGAGCAAAGAAAGACATTTACTTTTAATGCTGGGGCATTTGCAACGGGAGTGACTGCGACTGTGGCGCATATACCTTACCCTTGTGTATTAGAGATGGGCCAAATTGCTGCATTTGGATTATCAGGTGCACCAAATTATGCTCTTGTGATCAATAGATTTATTGCAGGTGCGGGAGCTACTGCAATTACAGTTGCTACTGGGACTTCTAACGTGCCAAGTGCATTCGGAACATCGGGCGTAGCTGGGACTGGGACTTCTGGCATGGTTATGACTTGGGGTTCTACTCTTATGAACCTATTACCAAATGACGTGTTAATGGTTCAAAGTGGCGTTGCTAACACAGCGGTAACAGGACTTGCTTTAACTGTAGTAGTTAAACCAATCCAAGATATTAAAGTTCATTTCGGCTTATTGTAATACGTTTTAATTAAGACTTCCTTTCTTTTATTAGAAGGGAAGTTTTTTATTTTATTTGGTTAATTTATTGAGGTGATTATGATGCTATTTGGACAATATGGTGAGAGTGTAAGTGCTTTTATGACTGCAAAAGGCGCTCTTATTGTAGGTCAATCGCTTAACACACCTACAACTTTAACCGTAGGCGCTGATAACACTGTACTTGTTGCTGATAACGCTCAAGCAACGGGTGTTAAGTGGACTTCTACTTTAACTAACATTTCACTATCAGGCACTATCACAACAACTATTACCGCATCACGTGCAGTTGTTACGGATGCTTCATCTCAACTTACTCAGTCAGCTAGTACTTCTACTCAAGTTGGATATTTATCAGGCGCAACGGGAACGACTGGGACTAATGCTTTAGTCTTTGGGACTGCGCCGACAATTTCAAATATTTCTTTAAGTGGCACTATCACAACAACTATTACCGCATCACGCGCAGTTATAACAAATGCTAGTTCACAAATTACAGAATCAGCAACAACTTCGACAGAGCTTGGTTATGTTAGTGGTGTAACTTCTGCAATTCAAACGCAAATGAATTTAAAAGCTCCGTTGATAAGTCCTTCGTTTACGACTCCCGCTTTAGGCACACCAACCTCTGGCACATTAACAAATTGTACGGGCTTACCAATAAGTACAGGTGTTTCGGGTTTAGGGACTGGAGTCGCAACATTTTTAGCTACACCTTCGAGTGATAATTTGCGTACAGCACTAACGAGTAGCACAGGCACCGGTGCAGCTGTCTTTAATCAAAGTCCTACTTTTGATATAAGCGCGACTTCTCCGATATTAATTGGCGGGACTAGTGCCAGCTCTTCTTTAACTTTAAAATCAACCTCAGGAGTTGGGACTTCTGATTCAATTTTATTTAAAGTTGGAAACAATGGAGCCACACTTGGACAAACCATAGACACTTCTGGTAAAACAACTTTTGGAGCGACTGCTTTAACAATTGGAACTTTGAATGTTTTTGGCGCTGCGGATACTAATACTATTCTTTATATGGAAAAGTCTGGTCAAGTTCAAATGACCATGGGAATGAAAAGTACAGCAGCAGACACTAATTTTTATGTTGGCACAGGATCTACTACTATTGGAACATATGGTGTTTATTTAACAAACACAGGCGTTGTTTGGGTTACAACATCGGATGAAAGAAAAAAAGTTATTATTGAACCAATTACCGACGGATTAAATAAAGTAAACACTTTAAGGTCAGTTATAGGTAGGTATAAATATGATAACGAGAGTAAACGAAGAGTATTTTTAATTGCTCAAGATGTGCAAAAAGTTTTACCGGAAGCCGTAGAAGTAAATAAAGATAAAGATAAAACATTAGGCCTAGGTTATACGGATGTTATTCCATTATTAGTTTCTGCGATAAAAGAACTATCACAAAAAAATAATGAATTACAATTGAGAGTGCAGAATTTAGAAAATATTATTTAATAGAAGAAAGGTTTTTATGACTTATAAAGTTGAGTTAACATTAGAAGAACTAAACTTATGTCTTGATGGGCTTGGCGAGTTAACGGCTAAGAGGACTTATCATTTGATAAACAAGCTTCATAGTATGTATGCAGAACAAAGCAAGCCAGAAATAATAAAAGAAGAAGAAAAAGAAGAACCAATTGAAGGAAAATAAATAATGAAAACTTATGGTGTAAGATTCGGGACAGGCGATCCAAGAACCTATACAGGTCTTAACGCCACGTTTTTATTTTTTGTTAATATGGCGACAGGTGCGACAATTACACCGCCTGCTATTAGTGAGTTATTTGCTAATACTGGTATTTATAAATTTCAGTGGGGAACTACGACTCCAATAGCATTTCTATGTGATGCGGCGACTACAAGTCCTGGTAGTGTTGGCCGTTATGTTAGCGGTCAACTTGATCCAAGTGATAGAGCTGATGAATATGGTAATACAATTGTTGCTCAAAACTCATCATTAAGTTTTATTGCTGTAGGTATTGGTTCAACAACTTCTAGCTTTGGGACTAGCTCAACTGATCCAGTTGATCTTTTTGGATACTTAAAGCGTATACAAGAGAACCTTGAAGGAAACTCGACTTATAACAAAGTAAGTGGAGCTTTCACAATTCTTTCGCGTGGTTCATCTTACACATTAGCAAGCAAAACAATTACAAACAGTGTTTCACTAGTAACTAAAACATAAGGAGTATAAATGGCCTTCCCTACAATTACACTCGCATTGATTGCGAAAAATGAAGAAAAGAATATTAACCGATTACTTGATTCAGTAGTTGGATGCTTTGATCAAATTGTATTAGTTGATACTGGATCAACTGATAAGACAAAAGAAATTGGTTTATCGCGTGGGTGTGAGGTCTATGACTTCACATGGGTTAATTCTTTTTGTAAGGCTCGTAATTTTGCATTTTCAAAAGCTACTTGTGATTATATTTGTTGGTTAGACTTAGATGATTGCTTAAGTGATAAAGAGGCTTTCATTCAGTGGAAGAAATACGCAATGGAGTTTGCTGATTGCTGGTTTAATACTTACAATTACGCATTAGATAAAGACAAGAAACCTATTATATCATTTGTAAGAGAAAGAGTTTTTAAACGATCTCTTGATCCAGTATGGCAATATGATTTGCATGAAGGTATTATTATAAAGCCTGAGTGGTCTAGGGATTATGCAGTTTCATGGTCTGTAAATCATATGAGAGATGAACAAGACGTGATTGCTGATAAGTCTCGTAATATAAAGATCCTTGATGATATTAAAACTAGAGATGGCGCTTTACCTACTAGACTTAAGTTTTATTATGGCAAAGAGCTTTATGAAAACGGCCAACCTCAGAAAGCGATATGGGCTTTTGAAGAGTTTCTTAAATGTGAAGACGTCGAGTTTCATGATAAAGTATTAGCATATCAATATGCTGCTTATTCAGCTTTCCAAAGTGCTCAGAATTTAAAACCAGAGTTAAGAGAAGAAATCATGTCTTTGCTAACTCATGCTTTAAACTTTGCAATCGAAGGGATTAAGCTTGAACCGAGTCGTGCTGAGTTTTTTGTAACTTGTGGTGATATTTATTTGTTTCAAGGCCAAATACATAAAGCAATAGGCTTTTATGGTGCGGCAAAAGTTTGCATTAATCCTAAAGAAATGAGTGGAGCTTATGAAGGTGCTGTTTATTCTTTCATAGATTGCTACGGCAAAGTGCCGAGCCTTCAACTTGCTAAATGCTATTTTAACATGGGAAGGTTAGAGCAAGCAAAACTTGAGGCAAAAGAATGCTTTACTAAGTATCAAGATAATGAAGCAAAAGCGATGCTTGAAGAAATAACAAACATTGAAAGCTTAACTAAACTTGATAATAATCAAGTGCAGACTAATGATATTGTTATTACATGCCCTCCGCAGACTGCATATCCCTTTGATGAAGAGCTTTATAAAACTAAAGGTCTTGGTGGTAGTGAGACTGCGCTAGTACAGATAGCAAGGCATTTACACGCATTAACTGGAAAGCCTGTTAAAGTGTTTAACATGCGAGAAGACACTCTTATTGCTGAAAGTGGTGTCGAGTATATTTCAAACAAGCATTTAAATAAGTATATGAGTGAAAACTTACCACTTATTCATATTGCTTGGAGACATAACATAAAGCTAACTAACGCAAAAACTTATTTGTGGTGTCATGATCTAACTACTCCGACAGTTGAGAGTATTCAAAACTTTGATAAGATTATTTGCTTATCTGAGTTTCATAAAAATTATGTTATGGCAAAACAGAATGTAAAGCCTGAAAAGATATTCTTATCTCGTAATGGTATTGATCCAGTTAAATTTGATTTTGAAAGAAAGCCAAAGGACAAGAACAAGATTGTTTGGATGAGTAGTCCTGATCGAGGTCTTGAACAATGCATTTTAATTATTGATGAGTTATTAAAAGTAAGACCAGAAATTGAGCTTCATGTTTATTATGGTTTAGACAATCTTTATAAATATGGTTTAGGTGCTCTTGCTGATAAGTTAAAAGCAATGATGGCAGAGAGACCTTGGATTAAATATCATGGGTTTACTGAGCAATCAAAAATGTATTATGATGTGAGTGATGCTATTATTTGGCTCCACCCATGTAATTTTATTGAAACTTTTTGCATAACTGGTCTTGAGATGCTTGCACTAGGTGTTTTCCCGATTACAAGAAAGCTTGGTGCTCTTGCTAATACTTTAGCCGATGCAGAAAGTAAAGGACAAGCCATCATGCTTGATCATAATGGTTCAAGTGAAGAAGAAAAACTAGATTACGTCGATCAATGCCGATTAGTTTTAAATAATAGACTTTGGGAAAATGTTAATCTTGATTTAGAAAAGCATAATTGGAAAACTATTGCAAAAGAGTGGATCTCTGAAATGGGCTTAGAATGATTAGTTCATTAATTACACCACCTGTATATGATATTCAGGCTACTCCTGATCCTACCTTTGTGTATGGTGAGCCATTAGTTACGTATGGTTTAGAGAATGCAGGTAGTGCAGTTAATGGTTTTGGATTGTTGACTCGCGGGCTAATATGGCAAGTAATGGATTTATGGTTTGATGTAGATTATTATAACAGTAATACTGTGGTTAACACGTGGTCTTCCCCTCAAGATATTTCGCCAATTACTACGACGTGGACTAATCCACAGTATGGAATGCTTGGGCCTTATCCTACGATATAGAAAGGAAGCTTATGTTAGTTTCAACGGCAATTACTTTAATTTCAAATTGGCTTGATGATACTAATCAAGGCTATTTTACTTCGCCAACAATTATTACTTGGCTTAATCTTGCTCAAAGACACGTGCAAAACGAGTTATTACAAGCGGGTAACAATTGGTATTTAAAACCTGTAGAGACAACAATGGTCGTGGGGCAAGCTGATTACTTATTGCCAACGGACTTTCTACAAGAACATAGATTAGAAGTAGTGTTGAGTAACTATGGAACTACAGAAGAAGTCGTGCAAGCAATTACCCCAATTACTCTTAATCAGCAAGATATGGTGTCTAGACGTTTAGGTAATCCAACAAACTATTATTTTAAAAAAGATCGAATGACTGTGTCACCTACTCCGCAAACTGCGAATGTTTTAAGATTGTATTACAGTCCTAAAACAATTGAAGTAACTAGCACTAGTGATTCATTAGATGTTCCTGAGCAATTTGCAGAGTATGCATGTTTGACTGCGGCTTTTGACGGTTTTATTAAAGACGATAGAGCGCCTGATAATTTAGTGCTTAAGAAAAACCGTTATGAAGAGATGATTAAGAAAATGGCCGTTGATCGCATCAATGATATTCCAAGACAAGTCGTAAATGTAATGGACTTTGACTCATATAACTTTTATTAAAATGGACTTTGACAACTTTGACATCCGCTCTGAAAAAGCTTCCACTATTGCGTATCATGTCCGATACGGAGAATGTTTAATGCGCTATTATGATCTCTATTATGAATAGAACCACAATTTGTGCATACCCATTCTCTTATTCTAAGGCCACTTAGTCCACTAGGTCCATTTCTTTCGAGACAAACCGAGCAAGTTACCGTAGAGAATTTTTCGTTTACAATTTTCAAAGAATTGCCAAACCTAATGGTTTTATACTCAAGCATATCTTTAAATCTACCCCAACAAGAATTATAGACTGATTTAGACATAAAAGATTTAGACAAAGAATTAATATTAACATTACCTACAAAAATATAATCATAATTTCTTACTAATTTAGTAGATTCTTTATGTAAAAAATCATTTCTAATGTTTGTTATTTTTAAATATAAAGATCGAATTCTTTTCTTTTTTTTTGTTTTATGTGCAATTGATAATTTTTTTTGATATAATTTAATTATATTTGGTATTTCTAATTTATTCGAATTTGATAAAACTGCAAAATCTTTTAAACCAAGATCAATTCCAATAGAATTATTTTTTTTATTAAGTATTATATTTTCTACTTCACAATGTAAATTAACAAACCATTGTCCTTTTGAATTTTGCGAGAAAGAACCTGTTTTTATTTTACCTTCAATTTCACGAGACTTCCAAAATTTATATTTTTGTTTTTGAAAAATAAAAGTATCATTTTCAAATTTTATTGCTTGTCTTGAAAAAGGTATCCAACCAAGATTTTTTTTATTAGTTCTCCAATTTAATTTACACCTTTTTGATTGATTTCTTCTTGATGTAAATTCATGACTTATAATTTGTAATGTTTGAGAATGTATTTTTAATTCTTTACTTGAATTAGAAAGTAATTTATTAAAATCAAATTCGCTTAACCATTTTCTATCTCTTTTCCATGCAAATTGTGACGTTTCGTTAAGATAGTTCCATACAAAATTAACTTTAGATGCTAAGTGTTTAAGCTTATTTTTTTTGCATGAATCTTTAATACGAAATTGAAAAGTTTTAATCATTAAATAACAACTATAATATGCATAATTATATTGCAACAATCCTACAATTAAGATGTAATAATTTCATGAACTGCCTTGTGCAATAATCATCAAGATTCATTAATTCATAAATAATAAATTTGAGGTGATAAGTGAGTAATCAAAAATTAAAAGTTGAGAATTACTCAAACTTTGGTGGTATTAACTCGAAGTTTTCGCCGCACCTTACAACTCCTATGGAGTTTATGGACATTAAGAATTATGATTTTCAAACGCCTGGATCACTTACTCAGCGTTGGGGTTCGACTCAATACATGGGGCAAACATTAGCTGGGAAAATTACAGCACTTAGTGAGTATCAAAGATTAAGTGGTTCTAGCATGGTAATTTGTGGTTCAAGTGGCGGTCTTTGGTTTGGTGCCACTACAGGTAATTTTCAAGGCATGAGTTTCACTGATCAAGGTACGACTTTACACTTTGGTTACTCATTAATGGGTTTTAATCCTGTAGGATATTTTAGAGCTTTAGGATGGGGTAACGTCGGTGGTGGCATAAGTTTTAATGAATTTAATAGTGGAGTGTTTTATCAAGGCTCATCACTTCAATATATTATGGGAATACAAAACGGTCTTGCAGGATATACTTACGATGTAGCTCCGCAATTACAAAGTGGAAGCTATGCCTCAGTAGAGTATTTAGTTGATCGATGTTTTATTGCTGATGGCAGTAAGTTTGTTAAGTTTGACGGTGTAACAACAACTAATGTCGGTTTACCGATCCCTATCCCTGCTAGTCTTATGTATGGTTATGATACCGGAAGCACACCAAGCATTATGGGCTTTGGTGGAACAGGTGCAGCAATATTTTATGTGAGCTATGTAAATGATCGTGGTTTTGAGAGTAATATAATGCCTGTCTGTTCTGCATTTGGGCCACAGTCTGGACCTAGCTTTTTACCGACAACAAAGACCGGCACTATTGCTATGACTTTGATGCTTAATACTCCATTTGGTTATGGGATAAGCGCAATAAATGTTTATTCATATTGTGTGCAAAATGCTTATAGTACTTCAAATATAATTAATATTTGGAATGAAGACGCAGGAACGTGGAATTATCCTTTTGTCAAAATCAATTCAGTAAATGCAAGTGGAAGTACTTTAACAGCGGTGCCGATTGGCACTACAGTGGGCGGCTTTGGCAGTGTGTTTAATAACATCGGTCCACTTCCTAATCCTTATATTAATCAGTATCAACCTATGGGTTTAAGCCTTGGGCCTATTGTTCAAACTTACTACACTGCAAACGATATTGCTCATAATTTTGAGACTAAAACAATTCAAGGGTATTGTAATCCTTATCAAACTAATTTTTATCCTCAATTTTTAGCCGTGTATGATAACAGAATGTTTTGTGCAGGTTTTAGTGCTTTACCAAGTACTGTCGTATTTAGTGATGTTAAAGAACCAGAAGGATATTTGCCTAGTAATAATTTTGAAGTAAGAACAAATGATTCTGATTACATTACTTCATTAAAATCTTATCAAACTAGACTTTACATATTTAAAAGAAATAGCTTTCATGTTCTTGTAGGTGATAATCCTTCAAATTTCTTTGTTCAAGAGATCTCAAATATCTATGGGTGTTTAAATAATAGATGCTCGGTTTTATTTGATGACGTTATGCTGTTTTTAGATCGCAAGGGCGTGTTTCAGTATAATGGTGCAAACTTGGTATATGTCTCACCAAAGATTCAGCCTATTTTTGATCGTATGAATTATAATTCAGCATTGCTTTGCGCTTGTGGAGCTCATGATAAGTTACGAAATCAAGTTTTATTTGCAATCCCAGTCGATGGCTCTACAACAAATAATTTAACTGTAGTGTATGATTACGTTGCTGATGCGTGGACTACTCACTCAGGTTATAATGCAAATTTATTTGCAGAGATCCAAGGGTATAATAATACAAAGCGATTGTTTTATGGTGATTACAATGGCCGAGTGAATTGGTTTAGTGCAAGTTTTTTAAGTGATAATGGTGCCGGTATTACACTAAGTTATAAGACAAGATATTTGCATGACATGGGTGACTCAGTACAAAAGCAATTTAGAAGACTTTATGTAAATGCTGATAACTTAGGTGCGACTTTATCAAGTAAGATTAATTTTTATCAAGATTATGGAACAAGCATAGTTTTAGGGACAACTTTAAACTTGGGCGCATTCCAAGAACGTATTGATTACGGTATTAGTGGAAAGTCTCTTGCTTATGAAATGATAAGTGTGAACACGAGTAACTCACCTTTACGTATTCATGGGTTTACGATTGAATCAAGACTACAAAGGAAGGTTTAGTTATGTCTAGGATGACTATACAAACAGACCTTGGCAGGATCTCAGACCTTCCGACTCTGATTAAATATACTGCACAATGTATTCAGCAATTAAATAATATTGTTAATGGGAATATTGAGTTTGGGGATAACATCATGGCTCAAACTGTTAGTGTAACATTTAATACTGCAAACATTGGACAATTGGTTACTCATGGGATGCGAAGCAAGGGATTAAAGTTTTTTGTTGTGGATAAGTCTGTGTCTTGTGATGTTTTTCATACAGCTTCTCTTGATACTGATTCACAGATATATTTAACTTGTACAGTAGCAACAACGGTCACGATAATTTTAATTTGAGGTAAGTATTTTGAGTATTTATGCCGATTATATGAAAGAAGTTTATAATAAAGAAGTCATTGAAAGTGCAAACTTTCTTATTGTGTATTCATTCAATGAAGAAGTTTTTTATTTAGAAGACTTTTATATAAGATCTGAGTTTAGAGATAAGGGTTTTGGTAAAGAGCTTATGGAAACTATAATATCTATGGCAAAAGTTAAAGGATGTAAGAAGCTTTTAGGCTCGGTGTCTTTATTGTGTAATTATAAAGATGAAAATATGGCAAAGTTTTTAAAGTTTGGTTTTAAGATTCAATCTTTAGGCAGTGATATTATTTTCTTGATAAAGGATATTTAAAATGGGCCATGCAGTACAAAATATAGCAAGTGCGACAAGTAATTTTACTGGGAATGTTAGCAATAACTTAAATCAAATTAGAAAAGATCCAGTAAGAAATGTATTAGGTCCTATGTTTGGTGGTGCTGTTGGGGCTATGGCCGTTGATACTTACAGAGAAGGGACAAAAGAAAGTCCTGCGCCTGAGTCACCTGGAATAGACCAAGGTTTATCTGATATTCAAAAAGCACAGAATGAACAATATGATGAGTATAAGAAAAACTTACCTTTCATGCAAAACCAAATGCAAGAAAGACTTACTAAGCAAGCTAATACTGGTATTGCTCAAGGTCAGCATCAAGGCGAAGAAAGAATGAGTGCGCGGGGTTTAGGTTATGGTGGTCTTAACGAAGGGATGAAGCAACAAATAGCATCTCAAGGCCAACAACAACTTGCTGGGCAATTAGCCGGTGCTAATAAAGGCTTGCTTGATATGGGAACACAGATCCAACAAGGCGGTATGCAAACCGGTCTTGGTATTCAAGGGCAATTACAACAAATGCAAAATTCTATATATCAACAACAATTAGCAAGACAACAAGCTAATAATCAAATTGGTGGTTCGGCTATGGGTTTGCTTGGTAGTGCGGCTATAATGGGAGGTTCTTAAAATGAGTGAAGTATCAAAGTTTTTAGGTTTTGATCAACAAACACCTACGCCTCAATTCACACCACTTGATGCTCAAACTCAAGGCTTGATAAAAGAACAAGCAGCAAGTGCTATGAGGCCAAGTAGTCAATTTGGTAATGAGCTTAATCAAGGTATTAATCAAAGAGTCGGTCAAATTGGCCAATTTGGTAATACTGATATGGCAAACACTGGAATGACTTCGGGTATGCATGAAGCTTTACGTAATGCTTATTCAGGACAAACAGGTGACGCATTAGATAGGATTAAGTTTAGTAATTCAATTGAAGGTGATCAAAGAAAAGCACAAGCATTAAGACTTGCTTCTCAAAATGCCATGCAACAACAACAAACTAGGACTAATTATTTTCAAACTTTGACAGATAGTTATAATCAAATGGAAGCACAGCGTGCGCAGTTTGTTTCTGCAATTTCAGGTTTAGGTCAGCATAGTATGGGCACTTATGCAGGATCTAGGACTAAGAATATATCACCTAACTCAAGTCCTGATATGTCGATGAGTCAAAATATGTTTAGTGGTAAAAGTTATCAAATGGGCGGGCAACCTCAGCAACCTAGTTATTTAGGTAATGATTATAATTTCGGGGGTAATCAATAATGGGACCAAATTATGAAGCAATGACAGGTATGGCAAACGGTATCAAAGAGGGTATGCTTGCTTATCAAACTCAAAAGCAAATACAGCGCACTCAAGACATGCAAGGTTTATTGCAAGGTATTCAAAAAAACCCTGAGACAGGAGAATTGGAGTACACTCCGCAAAAGCAAGCTGAAATGCAAAATGCTAGAAAAAAAGCCGAATACGACGCAGGTTTAATAGATCCGACTAGTAAGCAGTCTGAAATTGCTAGGCGAAATTATGAAGGTTTGATTGGTAAAGCTTTAGACCCAGAAACAAATGCAGAACAAGTAAAAGGCATGATCCCAACAAGTGGAATGATTTATAGATCAGACATTAGCACAAAAGAAAAGGAAGCTGCTTTAAATGAAGCTAGAAAAAAAGAAGCCTCTAGATTTGAATTAGATAAACAAAAAGCTGATATTGAGAGAAAATTAAAAGAGGCACAAATTGAAAGTCTTGGTAAAAAATCAGAGTCAGACAAAAACATTCCGCAAAATGTTTATGCGGCGGCTACTTTTGCAAAAAGGATGAAGGACGCACAAGACAATATTGAAAATGTAATATCTGCAGGTTACGATCCAACAAGTATAGATGCTAAGATTAAAAGCAGTAAATACTTTCCTGAAATATTAACAGATCAAAATCAAAAATTAATGGATCAAGCAAAGAAAAATTTCTTAACTGCCCAACTTAGAAGAGAGTCAGGAGCTACAATTTCAGATGCAGAGTTTGCTACTGGTAACTCTATGTATTTTCCTCAGCCAGGTGATACCGAGGCGGTTTTAGCACAAAAGAAGAGAAATAGAGAAATTTCTATTGCTGGTCTTGAGGCCGAGGGAGCAAAGGCATTACCTAAATTAGAACAAAAACTTGATGCTAACACAAAAGGATTATTGCCTAAGTCTAGTACAGAACAAGACACTAATATTTTAAAATACTCACAAGAGCATGGACTGTCATACGATCAAGCAAAACAAATTTTGCTTAAGAGGGGTTATGGCAAGCAATAATTTATTTGCACCACCAACAAAAGAAGAAATTGCTCAAACTTCAATGTTTGCACCACCTACGAAAGAAGAATTAGTGCAATCAAAAGCACCTGATCAAGGTATATTTAGCAAAGCAATAAGTGAGGTAGCAAATAGGCCTCAAGAATCACTTAAGGAAGCTCAAGCGCCTGGTTATGGCTTAGGAGTCGCTAAGGGAGCGCTAGGCGCTTTACCAGTCGCAGGTGGTATGTTAGGCGGTGCTCTTGGTATGGCGTCACCATTACCAGGTGGTGCGATTGTAGGGTCTGGGCTAGGTGCTTCCGGTGGTGAGGCCTTAAAGCAAATTGGTGAGAAGTATTTATTAGCAGAGCAACCAGAACCTATTGAAAATAGAGTCACTGATATTTTAAACCAAGGTTTATTAGGTGCCTCTCAAGAAATGGGAAGCCAAATAATAGCAAAACCATTAAATATTATTGGTGATAAACTTGGACAATATTATAATGCAATTAAAGATAAGATTAAACCTAATGCTAATGAAATTACAGAGGCAGCAAGAAGACTAGGTTTTGAGCCAACTAAGGGTATGTTAAGCGAAAATCAAACTGTTCAAAAGCTTGAGCAATCTTTAGCTAGTAGTCCAAGATTTACAGCAACCCCTCAAAGACAAGCTTTAGAAAATGTTAAAAAAGGCTTTGGTAGAGCTTCTGAAAATTTAGAGAATTTAAAAACAGGTGAGAGTGATTTTCAATTAGGTTCTAAATTAAAATCAGGTTTAGAAAATGAGATAAGAACATCTAAAGAACCAGTTTCAGAATTATATAATGATATAAATAAAGACCTTCAAAATATTAAATTACAACCTGAGATAAACAATAAATCTATTGGTATGCTTAAAAAAGATTCAGTATTTAAGACTAAGGACGGTAAAGAGTTTTTAAATCAAATATCTGATGATATTTCTAATTTAGATAATGTTGCTGATTTAAAAGAATACCGAACTAATTTGCTTAAAAACATAACTGATTCTACAAGTGAGCTTGATCGATTAAGATATGAAAAAGTATATGATCAAATTACAAATTTACGTGATTCTTCAATACAAGCATTAAAAGAGACTGATCCTTTTGTTAAAGCAAGTGGCAAGTCAGGTGCCGAAGTTATTGATGAGCTTCATAATAAATTAGCTTTAGCTGATGCTGCTCATTCAGGTAATATGCAACAATTACAGAAAATAAAAGGTATTGCTGGCATTAAAGGAGACGTTAAATCACAAGGATCTTTTTTAAGAAAACTTGAAAATATTCCAGAAGAAAACTTAATTCAAAAGTCTTCTTCAACTAACGTAAAAACATTGAATGAATTTAAAGACAAATTTCCTTCACTTTATGAAGGGACAAAGACTTCTCAAATAAATGATTTAGTTTCTAGATCAATGGACAAAAATGGTCTTAACGTAACAAGATTTATTAAAAATATTGATAAGCTTGAACCAGAAGTTAAAGGACTTTTATTTAATGAAAAAGAAAGCCAATTAATTAATGATTTAAAGCTTATAAATAAAGAAACTCCTGAGTTATTAAACCCAAGCAAAACAGGACAAGCTATAGATTATAAAGGTTTATTAAGCCCTACTGGATATTTAAGCGATATATCTCAAAATATTTTATTAAATAGAAGTGGTGCATTAGAAAAAGCTTCTAATGCATTGAAATCACCAACTACTCAAACAGACGTTAAAGGATTGTTGCAAATATTAGGAAAGCGGTTTGATAATAAAGGTATAAATGGGGCATCAAATTATGGACAATAATGAAATTTCACAACTTATTAAGTTGTTACCACCAAAGAAATAATGAAACCGATGAATCAAACAGGTAGTTTACTAAAATGGCAATTAACCTTAGCAGAGACTTTGTCTTTCGGTATCACAATTGCAGTATTTGTGTATTTCATAACTAATAATTTTGTTTCAGTCGGTGACGGAGTGTTACTTAAGCAGAGAGTTGACAGAGTAGAGCAAGAATTATCTAATTTAAGAAACTCTTTGGCGCAAATAGGATCTGACATTTCTTACATTAGAGGCAGACTTGAGCCAAAGAATAAATAATGCATAGATGCATAATTATTCACACAAGGAGAGTGGTATGGAGTTAAAAAAAATAGTTGAAATTCTAGATAAGCATATTGATCAAACTGGTTTAGCTAAAGACTTAGCAGTTTTATTGATTCTACCTTTTTTAGAAAAAGTAGTTCAAGATTCTGAAAATAAATTTGATGATATTGCATTTAATGAAGTAAAGAAATTTATTGAAAGTAAGATGTAGTGTCTTTTTTAGGTTTAATTCTTAAGTCAGTACTCATGTCTATTCTTAAGTGGTTAATGATTAATATCGGCCACTCTTTATATGATTTAGTAAATGAATCTATTAGAAAGCATGATCAAGCAAAGCGTGATGCTGAGCTTAAGAAAGCTTATGACGATGCAGTAAAGCAAGATGATCTTAAGAAGGAAGCCGAAGCTGTCAGGGATATCGCCAATGGTAGAAAGAAGTGAGCATATGTCATACTTAATTTTTACTGTATTACTTTTGCTTTCAGGGTGTAAGAGTGAAGAGCTGGAGCCTTTTCCTACACGTGAGACTTATTACTTTAAGAACAACGGAAAGCCTTGTGCTATGTTACCTATTATCAGTAATGATCCTATCAAGCTTGGTGATCCCGTGACATTGCAATCTAGCGAGTGTCCTAGTGGGACAATCGGTATAGAAATCAACCAACTAAACTTAGTCCGTGATTGGGTTAAGAAAGCTCAAGAGTTAGCGAGAAAAAATTGTAATTAATGTATTCCATCCGATGACCGTCGTATTGTATTTTCAGTCTCGATCAGAATATTAAGCCAACAAATAAAGCCTGCAATTAGTGTCTTTTTATTACAGTCGAATTCTTTTCGATTAATCAGATCTTGAGTAATAACACTAATATCCTGCATATCTTGTTTTGATAGATCGTTGATGTGAAGTTTGCCGATATCGGTTTCAATACTGTATAGAGCCATAAAAAGATTTGAGCAATTACTGTTTGATTTTGCAATTTAAATTTGGTGTACTAAACAAGTTGTTAAATTGTTCACTTTAATTCTTTTCAGGTGGGTTTTGATTCCTATTCAAGACCCATTTGTTTTTGTAGATAGTCATTAAGACTAACTGGCAATAACAAATCACGTTTTTTCTTAAGCTCTTTTTTGTTATGCTCTACTGATCGTTTCCAAACTTCTCTTAAGTACTCGTTAGAGTGTTTGTAAATACGAAATTTACGGTAAACATCTCTTACAGTCTCAGCTACTACGTAGTACTCAAGATCAAGCTTACAAGCTATTTCTTTATACTTCACATTTTGTAGCACGTAATTGAAGATTAAGACTTCATAGTCCGTAAGAGTATCCAGATCTTGATTTGTAATTAGATTTACCATGATTAAATGCTAATCAGAATTGGTTATGCCGTAAAGGATAATTAAGCTTTAAGTTCGACACTCTGTCTAATGAGATCTAATAACTTGAACGATCTCGATAGCCATCCAGAAATGAAGACGAGTTGGCTTTGATCATGCTTTACAATATCAATATAAGCCTTTTGTGTAGCCTTAACAAAATCGAAAGCGAGCTTAAGTCTGTCGCCTTCATTAATTGCTTTTATAGTGGCTTGATCAATAATTATGGTTTTAGGTATCTTTAGAATATCTTGTAATCGAGAGACAATCTTACCACATCCAAAATTCACACACTGATCAAAAATTAGTTGTTGAAGTAATTCAGATGCTACAAGGTCCAGAGACATCTTATTCCAATAGCGCTCTTTGTAAATTCGTTTTGCTGCATCTTTAGTTAAACTTTTCACATCGTTGATAGTAGCAGTACGGCCAAGTACAGAGCTAAGTGTGGCTTGAGTAATTCCGTATGCGGTGGGACCTCCCCTGTCCGCAGGATTGTTCACATAGCCACCCTCAACTCCAATAATTAAGTCAAATGCGTGATCAAATTGTTTGCTCATGATTCTTTCTTTCTTACTGGAAACCTAAAGCCATTCATAAGCTGATCATGACCTTTGTTGTTACCTGATAAGTTGTAAGTAGCTATACAAATTTTATTGGACTGATTGCCACCAAGTCCTTTAATAATCATATTTTTTTCATCAACCCATCCAGCGAAGAGCGTTACGTGATGTTTTCCACTTACATGCCGTATTGGTACAATTGCACCGATCTTTGCTTCACATTTCTCGCCAAAGTTTGCATAAGACGATGCGGCGGCTGAACCTGAGCTTTTGTAACCAGAGTCATCTAGAGATGCACAGATAGAAAGTGAACACCAACTATGCTTTACACCCTTACAAGTCTTAAAGTTAAGATGACAAAGCTTCCAATATTTTGACAGCTCTTTATCGTGAGCAGGATTATTTTCAGACCATCCTATTCTTTTAACAAACCACTCAAACCAAGGCGGTTTAACATCGGATTGAATATTTAAACTAAAACTTTGATCTATAATTTCATCTTGTGTCATCTCTCACTCCTCATCTAAACAAACCCAAACATAAAACGTAATCATCATAATTGGATAAACAAAGAATATGCAATATAAAACCACGTCGTCAAATATCAAAGCTTTGAAACTTTATAGACTTCTAATTTTTGCGTCAAAACTTTTGATTTTGGCCAATTATTTATTCTAAATCTAAGAGCTTGTGGAGATATATTATATAATTTAGACCATTGTGAAATAGTTTTTTTCTCACCTTTATAAGAAAAATATTTAACTTTATCTATTTTTGTAAACAAAGCTTTTTCTATAGTCCACCCTCTTCTTAATCTTGTAATTATTGTTCCTTTACGTAATTTACTAATTTTAGTCCATTCAGATAATGATTTAGTTTCATTTTTATAAGTTATGAAAGTTGTTAACCTAGTATTATTTGCTTGTTGTTTAGGTGTTGCCCATCTACAGTTTTCTTTTGAATAGCCTTTATTATTATCTATACGATCAATACTATGTTTTTTTGTTGGTGGTTCTCCCATATCTTTAGCAAACTGTTCAAATGAATTTCTCCACTCATCACAAACAGTAATGCCACGCCCACCATAATCCTTATAACGCTTATCTTTTATATTATAACACCTACATTTTATTCTTACAAAAGTCTTATATAATTTTGTATCACTTATATTCATAGATTCCTTTCTATGTTAAAGATCAATAGATTGATCCTCACGATATTTTCGACAAGAACTACACATGAAATTTGCTGAGTTTTTAAGTGCTAAGAACTGTCTTTCGCATCGTAAGCAGTTTTTTTCAACTTGTGTTACAAGCTGCATGCCCATACTCTCGCGCATCTTATTAACGTCAACGATAACCTTAGCAATAGTTATACGCTCGTATTCATCATAATCAATTTCTGCTTGAGATCGTATTCGCTTGGCCATTAGAGACTAGTCTCTCCCTTAATCATTATTCTAACGAACTGTTTTGTCTTATACAGGTCATACAGCAACCAAGGTATAATGATAACAGGAGAGATAAGCAGTATTATCCAGTTCACGATTACTTGAATAGTTTTTTCAGACTTTAGTTTCATTTCGACCATTAATAACCTCTATATTTCTTAATATCTTTTAGCCTACTTTTTAGATTATGATTTTTAGATTCTAAATTTTCAGATGCTATTAGGCATAAAATTACAAATGATCCTACACCACAAAATAAAATTATTAACAGTTCAATTATAAATTCTTTTTTATTAATTTCGTTTGAATGTTGATGAGTATGGTATTTATAGATATAACAAATTATAACAGAAAGTAATCCACTACCAAACCATATGATAAGTAATTTTATCACGTTATACCTCATTAAACTTTTCTAATCTTTCACACAGAAAGATATAGTTATCAATATTCCCACCTTCAGCAAAGTCTTGAACGATATCTATAATTTCTTTAATATGACTGTCTTTTATGCTTAGCTCAGATTTGAGCTGAGTAATTTCTGTCTCAAGTTTTCCAATAATAGCTTGGTAATATAACTCATACTTGCCTTCACTAACACTAATAACTTCAATTAAATCTTTAGCAGGGCCTTCCCATTTACAATTCAAACATATAGCATCACCGTTAATGTGCCTCTCTATAGCGAGGCGTTCACATTTACAATTAGGGCAAACAAATATTTTCTGTGTGTTCATTTAAATCTTATCCCATATTTTATGTATATAGTAAATTTTTGTTCAGGAGAGCCTGTAAAAGCAATTATTAAAATATAAAGCATAAATAAACTAACATATAAAAAAGTTGGCAATAATACTAATAACCAGTTCCAAGAAATTAAATTTAATATTTTTAAAATAATAAAACATATTTGTAGAACAGAGCTTACATATTTACCATCACTCATAAGCTCGCCACCATTCCACAGACTACCAGATAAACTAAACCAAGTGCGCATGCTGAAAGTATAATGCCTCTGTAGATCTTGATCATAAATCACCTTTATTGACAGTTAATATTTAATTTGATAGTAATTAATTCTTGTAGAGTAAGTTTCATTAGATATTGGTTAAACCCTATTTAGTGAATTTTAAGCCTCTGGTTTAGTTCTTGTGGAAAAGAGTTATACTAAGAGGTTTTTTTAACCTATTTTCCGCTACAGACAGATCTATTTTAAGCTTGTCATTTTCTCTCTTAAGATTTTCATTCTTTTTAATTAATTCAAAGACAAACTCTTCTATGTGTTCACAGGTTTCTTTACCGCAATGAGGACATGTATATATTGTTTTACTGTCAAACTCACTAGTATCACATGATACTTGAGCATTTATATATTTATTTGGATATGAATATTCTGCTGTCATATTTCTCCTCTATAAAAATGCTTCATAAATTTTCTTTCCTATAAAATAACAAACTGGTAATGCTAATAAAAAATAAAAAATATTAGGAAAAAACCTGTAAAATTCACATAATAAAAATAACAAAAATGCAGAAAAAATAAATGCAGATATTCCAAATAACATTTGTATAAATATGACCATATTAATTCTCCTCAATAAAAAACCAGTATAAATTAGCACTATCTATTAGTTCAGATTTTTTCGGTAAAAATTGAATAGCCTCAACTTCTTCTCCAAAGATTTCATTTTTAATTCTAAATAAATCATGCCAATTACAAATAGGCTCTGAATCATTTCTTCTACACATAACCTTTGTATAAAATTTAAAATTTCTAAATTTATGATAAAACACTTGTACAATATATTTATTATTTGCAAAAACTTTATCTACTATAAAATTACTATTTGGGTTCAAAATTATGTGTTTTTCAATAGCTTCATTAGTACAGTCTTCAAACTTATTCCACTCAAGACGTTGTAATCTTACGCCTTCTTTTTTTGAGACTCTTCTTTGCAGTCTATTCATATCAGTCCTCAAATTCTGCAATAGATACGCTTGGGTTTCCATAGTATATACAGTGTTGAATAGCTTGATATACTTCTTCTAAGTTAGAACAGTAAACCGTTATAGCTTTGTAAGTATCAAAATAAAAATGTAAAGCCTTATTTTCAGTGTCTTTCTTTATGAAGTAAGCTTTATGTAAATTAATAGTGGTATTTTTAGTTATTACAAACATATCAAAACCACGTTTCTACGAAACACTTATCGTCGTTTGGATGCGGGATTAATTTCACTAAACCATATGTATTCAGCATTAGTTCTTGAATTATATTATATTCTGTCGCATAAATAAAATTACGAGTTGCAGAGGTATCAACAAATAATCTTGCTACGTAAGCATTAGGAAAATCAGTTGTGTTAAAGTATACTACCCACATTTTCATAGACACTTATCACTTTCTTTACATTCTTCACTAATCCAATCCAAATTAGATTTATTTTGATACCAAGACGTAGGGTGTCTTTTTAAGCAAATAAAACTTAATCTTAATTCTTCTTGAGGTATAAATTTATGCTCAATATATTTGGGAACCAAATCAGTAGTCCTAGAAAATAAACTATCATTTTCAGAATACCAGTCCATTTTAATTTCTTTCTTTCCAAACCCACACTTCATTCCTATTTCAATCGCAGATAATTGTAAAATCCTTTTAATTTCAAATTCTTTAAATTTTTTATCGTTTATCATCTCTAAACTAATGACTGATCTTAAATTAAATTGTTCGAAATTATTTTTTGCCCACAATAAAATTATATTAAGTAGTTCGCTATCTTTATAACAAATTGGTCTTAATTTATTAAAAAGCTCAGTAAGCGTTTCATCCCATGCTTTCACTTCTCACCTTCGCTTTCAATATTAACAGAATGTAATAAATCTTTCCAAGTCGGAAAGTGTTCGCACCACGATTGATATTCTATATCTAATTCTTTATTTGGAGTTTTCCATAAATCATTTTCTTTTGTTAAATAAAGCTTAACCATCCTACCATCAAAATAATCAACGAAGACTTCATTACCAATTTCAAAAGTTAAATCATCTAAAGTATAAAATTTTTGTTTATAATGAAATATTCCCATTCCAACTGGTCTACTCGTATTTATTGCATTTATAATTAGTTGTTTTATTTGTTCATCAGTGGCTTTAAATTTCACTTCTCACCTTCGCTTTCAAGATATCGCTTAATGATAAGATCTTTCTCAGCAAGTAATTTCTTAAGGTGTTCGATTTCTGCATTACCATAGTAGTCTATAGACTTAATAAGATCTCTGATAGCAAGCGCACGTTCTGAGGCAGAAATTAGTTCGCTACAGATCATATTTAATTCATGTAGTATTTTTTCTTGTGAAATACTCATACTCCTGCCCTCCTAGTAATTGTCTTTTTCTGCTTAATCAAAGTTATGTTTTCACTCATTTTGAAATTAAATACTAACTGATCGTACTCGTTTACGTGTGATATTCTAAACTCGCAATAAGAGTCAGTGCCGTCAATCTTTAAAATCACGGTTTCTTTAAGCTTGATGTTTGTTGTTAGTAGCTTTGTTTCCAACGGTATCCCAATCTAAAACTTTGTAGTTAAAAATATCAATTACTTCACTAAATTTGATTATAACTTGCTCTTCACTTTCATTCTCGCAAAATGCTTTTTCAAAATAACCACAAGTGAAATACTTATCGTCAATATGAATAAGTTTTGAGATAACATCGTGAACAATCTTTATTCTATTGCTTGCATCAAGAGACTTAACTTCATTCTTTTTAGAGATAAGCCTTTTTTGAGCAAACACGAATAACGTATCAATTCGCAAGTACTTATTGCCTTTAAAAGCGTGCTCAATTTCAGCTAGATTCATAACATTTCTCATATGAAACGAGACTACTTTCTGTTCATAAGCCCTGTACTCAGTCGATTTAATTAACCGACCTCTCGATGGCATTAATAATCTATTGCTTGTTGGTGGCATTGGAAATCTTTTTAGTATTAGCATCCAACAAGCTTTTAATTATTTTATTGTGGTGTCAATAATTAACCGGAACCGTCACCGTCACCGTAACCGTCACCGTAACCGGAACCGTAACCGGAACCGTAACCGTCACCGTCACCGTAACCGGAACCGTAACCGTCACCGGAACCGGAACCGTTACCATAAACGTTACCATAACCGTTACTTTAACTGTTACTGTTACTGTTACTTTTACTATATCTGTAACCTGTAATGGTTCCCTTTCTTGTACTGTCGCCTTAACTGGAACGATACACTTTACTTTAACTTTTCCTTGT